CCACGGCCTTGCGGTTATTCTTTAACGTCTTATTTGTCCTCAAAGACGAACCATATTTCATGGCAGAGCAAGGTTAGGCTCCATCTGGGTAATAATAATGGTGAACGAATTAGCCGCTATGGAAGCCAAAGTCGTAGCGGTGATCGTATATGTTATCGATACACCAGTACGCCCGGCTAAAATCCCAGACGGTATTATATCCGTAGTAACCACATTAAAAGCCAGTACATCAGTCACGGTGTTCGTGTTAAAGATGGGCGAGTCTATGAGCTCACTAATTGTTCCGACCGTCGCGTCTGCTGTCATCGCCGTTACGGGTCCTCCTGTATAAATAGCAGCGAAAATCACACTAAACGCGCTACCAGCATCACACGCGATAGAAAACGTATTCGTGAGGAAGGAAACTTGGAGACTGCCGCGAATCTTAGTGCTCGCACCTGTTGCTCCAAACAGATTCGTATTTGAAACTGTAGTAGCCGGGCGAGCTATCATAGATGCCGGAGTGTCGACGGGTAATTGTGGAACATGAAGTTCAACACAATACTCAACATACAACTCTCCTGCGGGTCCCGCAGGCGCTGCGCCTGACGTTGCTACTGTTAACTTCCCAGCGTCATACGTCTTAAGATCAGACGTAGTGGGAGGATTGCCAGAGCGCACGTACAGCTCTACAACACTTTCAGGAATCATAGTCACACAAGAACTCCACAACGGACTTCGCTGCGCATCTTTCACAGCCATGATGGCCACTTTAGAAAGAGGCATCGGGTCTAACGCATCTAAATCGACTGACATCATAAGGCTGCCACCAGTCGCAGTCGAGCATTCGGGTTCATACACAAACCGACAATAACGGAATTTGTATTTCTCGAAGCTCGACGCAACTGTAGACAACCATGGAAACAAAGTTGCCAATCCAGGGTTGATATTGAAGGAGACCGGAGTGTAAACAGCCGTTGCGATGACGTCAGTGACATATTCCTTATGACAAATTATCATAGGACCATTCGCTGACTTCGTCATAACAGGTTTACCCATCGGTCCAGGGCGATAGCCCATAGAAACGGGTGCCGTAACATGAGTCGCCAAAGTCGTAGGCGGCAGCATATGATTACCATTAGCTGCCATCCTGCGACGTCGTGCTGACTTGCTCAGCCCCGTTCCTGGGGCCCTTTGCGGCTGGCGCGCCACGACGAATCGTGGTGCGCCATTGCCGTTACCCCGACGATTAAACAGTGTTGTGGCAGCCCTGCGGGCTGCTCGTGTTCGTGCATTCACCATCTAATTCTATCTCTTGCTTGCTATTTTGCAGGTACCAACCCACCTGCTTCAGCAAACGGTCAACGGCGCTAACAAACTCTGGCATATGCCTAAAGTCTTGTCTGAATTGCTGAAAGCGCGACTGCAATGGACTGTGAACACTTGGAACAAACTCCAACAAATTGAAGAGACCTTTAGCGTAGTTCTCTGGCTTAAACACATGCCCAGGCAGAAACTCCATAGAACAAAAAGAAAAGGACGAATCCATCTTCTCATAGAACTTGGGCTTCAATCCCATGGCTTTGTATTTAGCCAAAGCTCCTTCACAATAATCTTCAACACAGTCATCACCCATTGCCACATTGTATTTAGCTCCAACCAAATGTGCCGCGATTGTCCTACAACGAGAGTTTGTTGATGTCGTATTATAGCGACCAGACTTTTGGACGCCTTTAAACGGCAATACGTACATAACCCCATTAGAAAGACTTAAAACGCTGCACTGCATACAATCTGCAAAATTGCGCAACGCTCGCTTCAAAGGCAATTTAGATGCCGCTTTGGACGTCAAAGACATAAGATTCATACGAATCTTAGTATCAGCATCCAAAAGCCACGCATTAACTGTCCAATCGAAGCCAGTCATGTCGCTTTTCACAGGCTGATTGTTGGTACCCCTCATTACATCATCGTAGAGGAATTCCATATCCTCATCCGTTAAACCCATTCCAGCTTTAGATGGTATAGTTCTCCAGTTGGCTATTTCTGTTTTATTGAGAACTGAGTTGAACAATCGCTCAACTCCTTGATCTACAATAGAAACACTAGCAATCAACCGGACTTTGCCATCAGCTAGCTTGGTTAACTTATGAGGTTCCTGCTTAACGAAGACTCTAACTGGGTCACACAAGTGGTTCAGCACGCGCTCTTCAGCGGACATCTTGGACACTTGTTCGAAAGTGAAATCAGCCAGTTTCAACGCACGCGAGACTATAGCATCAAGAATGAACTCTCCATGTTTCTCAAAGAGGTCCTTATTCTTCGTAGCCAAGCTCATATACGGAAATCCAGGACTACCGTCAGCATTAAAACAGTCGGGATCATTAATCATACGCTTAACAGCGATAGTCAATGACTCTCGATCAAATTTCCTAACCAACGGATCTATTTCAACTTTAGGATACAACTTGGTGACTTCATCAATAACACGCGCTAGATCGACTGGTGGCTTAGTAACCACATGGCCGTCCGCACTCTGCTTCAATGACTTGTACTCCACGTCTGGTCCATTAGGCGGCCAATCATAATCCTTCAGACCGAATGCTTGAGGCGCAATATTTTGTGCTGCCAAAAGACACTTGCCCTTCATTTTTGATTTCGCACCTCTTGTACCTACTGACATTTTACCAAGAGATATCAAGTTTCCATCCTTGACGCCACGCTGAAATTGGTATCCACCCAACTCAACAACACGCTCGAGGACCGAAGCCTCGGTTTTCACTGGGATGACGTCGTGATGATATATAGCCAATGGTTTGGCCTGCGACTTTATTTCTTCAATCGCATGCTCAAAATCCAATGGCTCATCTGCCCAGGGTTTACCGCGGAAGACGCGCCGTTGTACAGGTGTCGGTGAAAACACTTGAGGTTTATCGTCCCTCGAGGCATAAACCTCTTCACGAGATCGCCCGCCAATCTCTTCATCCTGTCCACGCTCATACAAATCTTGCGCTAACTTCTCATTACGAACCATCATATCGTGGTAATCTGCATATTGTGTTTCCTTCAACATTATCTGACGGCCGTTTCTTCCTTTAAAAGAAACAAACAGCACATCGGTGTCGTCAGGTCCAAATTCGCCGCGTTTAAACGCAGACAAATTGTAATCAGATTCCTCAATATAGGTCGCTGGGACAAGTATATCCGCTATGGCGTTGATAGCTAACGCCACGTTCGCACCTCGCAATCTATCAGCGCCTAAATGTATTCCAACGACATTAGAATGACATATTAAAGGCGACCCACTAGATGCATGATGTGACGTGGCATTATGCTCCAACGTCATAGGTCTTTTCCCATAACCGGTAATAGCTCCAAAGCTATGCCAAGGCCGGAGTTTATCTTCACCATAAACCTGCACCCCTTTATTGATAACTGGTCTCGAAAACTTCAAAGTTGAAACTCCAAGAACCGACCAAACAGGTGGCGTGATTTCAAATACGGCGAAATCCAACTCCTCATGGAATAGAATTGCATTATCAAACTCGAGCATATGTTTGTAAGATAGTATCTTACCTCCAACAACTCGGCTGAGATTGCATTCATCTGAGTCCATGTTAACAGCTACATGGTATGCAGTGATAAGATAATCACCAACACGAAAACCCATTCCAACCAGGTGGTCTCCCACACAAAGGCGGACAAGTCCCTTAGGTGTTTCTTTTCCTGCATACCTAGAACTGCCAGGCATTGACATTTCACGATCAAAGCCATCTGAGCATGCCGTTGTTAAACAGCTAGCAACAGAGGCCCCACAATAATTGTCAGCCCATACCCTCACTATGTTACCATCGATCTCAGCTTCAACCCCAACGGTCACAACACCATCATTATCGAATAACACTGTTTTCCCTTCAATCACTGTAGTAGAAGGCAAAACAATCTCTTCAATCTCAAGATATTGTTGATAATACCATTGCGTAACAAAGCTGACGATACAACGCATAGCCAACCAAAGCATCGAAA